CTCTTTTTAAGATCAGCTACCTCGTCGGCGGCAGGAGCAACTGCTTCCGCTACAAGATCATCTTCGTTGCTGAATGAAAAACCAAAATCATCTACTAGATCAGCATCGTCTAGTGATAGGTATGGATTAGTTGTAGTAGCCATTAGTGATACACCTTCTTATTATATAGTCCTGCTTCTTCTAGCGCCTCTTTCAATCTTTCAAAGGCGTTTTCTTCTTCGGACTTTTCGTTTACCTTTTCTTCTTCTGCCATTGCTTTCTTTGTATAGTAGTCCATGTTGTTCCAGTAATACTCATTCATCTTTGGTGCTACATCAGACATGAATAGTATATCTTGGGAATGTATAATGAACTCTTGTTGTTCACATATACGTGGAAACACCCAAGGCATAAATGCTACAGTAAGATAACCTGTAGTTTCTGAAGGTACATATACAACTTTAAGAGGATGGAATAGTGCATAGATAACACCATTCTCATCCTCCATCTCAACCACTTCAGCTATCACATCATCCCCATTATGCATTCTAACTAGCTTTGCAATGGGATAATCACTGACATCCATAATCTATCCTTTCATGCTTATTTTGTATATCTTGAATTTGAACTTTTCTTCATTGTATGTTTTAACTCGCTCGAAGAAATGCTTGAGAGTAAAATTTTCTTTTGACTTCCAGCTAAAGTCGTCGGCAATGTCATAGAGGGTGGCGGATTTCTTTGTGTCACTAACCCGAAGGCCTCTACCGATTGATTGTAGGTTACGAATCTTGGACTTGGAAGGAGATGAAAATATGACGTTATCCAAGGCCACGATGTTAGTACCAGTGCTAAGAACACCAACGGACCCAACAATAATAGCATTGTGTTCAGTCTCGACGATCCTTCGTATTGTTTCTCTGTCTTCAACATTTGTTCCTCCGTGAATAAAGAAGACCTTTCGTCCTTCTTTAGATTTACTCTTAATCATGTCGTATAGAATAGCACCATGCGACTCAACGTAATTGAACAGCAATAGAGTATTGCCTTCCATTGAGATAGCAAGATTTGTAACAAATGTGTTACGTGTAGGATTAGATATGATATACTTTATCTCATCCTGATATGATGCGGATTTCATATACTGACATTCTTCGTCACTATATTTCAATATCAAACACTTGATGGTCAATTCAGCAAGTTGCTTTTTCTTCATCAACTCAGCCGAGGTTGTAGCCTTATAGACTTGACCAAACAACCCTATCAACTGCCATTCATGAGACTTGGCACCTGATAGTGTTCCTGTTACACCAAGACGATAGTTAGCCTTAGTGCATTTACCTACGATATCTGTTAGCGCCTTAGCTTGTGCCTGATGCACCTCGTCACAGATAACATAGTCAAACTGTTGAAAGTATTCTTTGGGTAATCTCTGTAACGACTGCCATGTAGAGATTACAATTGGTTTCTCTGATACTTTGTCTTTACCTGAATAGACACGATGACAATACTTCTCCATGTCTTTACCATTCTTAGCAGAATAGTCCTCAAAGTCGCTATACATTTGTTCTACTAGTGCAGACCTCGGAACAATGAGTAGTCCTCGCTTCCCTTGTTTAAGAAGATAGTTGCAAACAAGATATAGCAAAAGAGACTTGCCGGAACCAGTAGGGCTAAGAACAATGCGACGTTTAGAACGAATAGCATGAACGAAAGCATCCATCTGATAATCTCTAGGAAGATGTTTCGGATTAAGTTTTTCAACAAACTCTTTTGCCTCATCTAACGAGAAAGATGTGTCTAGGTCTTCACCTTGATACTCAAACGTATATCCATGATTTTCAGCCCATTCAATTACTTGTGGTGCTAGACCACGATACATTTGTCTATTGAGTGGATTGAATAGTCTTAGATAACCATCCCAAAGTTTCTGCTTGTAAGAAGGAACAAACTGAAACCCTGGGGGTCTAAATGAGAATGCGTCCCTAAGTTCCCATGCCACGCTTTCGTCACAGTGAACCTTGATATAGGATTCATTCTCATTAGTAATAATAAGATGTGTCAATTCATACCCTTAAAGAACTTACGATGATCAATCGCACGGCCTATGTTATAACCTCGGTTATTTAGTTCTTTCACAATATCTTCTACATTCTTGATTATAACCTGGTTCATTTCTCTTTTGAGTAATATAGGAACTAATACACTATCATTATCAAGGACCTCTTTTACCGCTGATGGCATCGTAATCTTATTACCTTGATATTGATCCCATCCTTCTTTCTCTAAATCCTCAAGACAGTATTCACCACGATAATATGCAGCCCTTTTCTCCCTCATTACTCGATACTTTTCCTCAAGAGAGTGTGTAATCATCCTGTGATGGGCTAAGATAGTAAGATACTTAGATGTCAAAGAAGGTATCTTTAACAGTTCTAAATCTAGATTATCTTTGTCGAGGATCCGATCTCCATTATATTCTTCACTTAGTTCTTCCAACTTAACCGGAGGTTTTAACATAATGTATCCTTTGTATCATATATCAGCCATTAGACTGTGTAGTGTATCATATATGAGTCAGAAAGTCAAAATCTTTCTACTTCAAATAGATCGTAACGGAATTGAATTGTGCAGGTAGGAATGTTATCCGCATCTGTCTTAGTATCAAAATCAATTCCACCCAATGATGTTGGATGACAATTATGGAACTTAAAACGAATGTTCGGATTGTTTGCGTTGGTATTGACAGTAAGATAACCGTCAAAGTAAAGAGGAGTTTTATCTTGTAAACCTTTTCTCAAATATTCTTCTGATGATGATGGACGAGTTAGTCCTTTGAGCCAGTTGTATGTCTCTTCCCAGATACGCATATCTTCATCAACGATAGCTGTAATAGACAATGGCTCAAATGCTAACTTATCACCGTGACGATATGTGTTAGAGAAAGGTGTTGGTACAGTTACCTCAGATGTTGATACTGATGGTATGGAGACTGTCTGACAGAAATACTTTAGATATGGCTTATCAGGTATGATAAACGTAAATCTAGTTAGCTGTAGAATACTGCTATTCTGTGGTGTGTTTGAAGCAAAGGACTCTAATGCCATGATAGTTCTCCTGACTATATTTAGGGCATAAAAAAAGCAGGGACCGAAGCCCCTGCCTTTTGAGTTAGTGTCGCTTCTAATCTTATTAGGTTAGATTGCGAACACGGAAGATACGATAGTATCTGTTAGCCTGTGTAGCTGTCTGGCGTGTACCAACAACACCGTCACCAGCGGTAGTAGCAAATGGGTTTGCAACCATGCCGTAACGTGTCTTAAAGCCAATCTTTGGCTGGAAGGTATCCTGACCGATAGCACGAACCATCTGTAGTGGAACGTATGGGCAGTAGAACAAGCCAGCGTCGAATGGTGAAGCACCACGATAGCCAACTGTTACTAGTTCGTCGCCGTTCTCTGAACCGCCGAAGTAAGGATCGATATAAACCTTAATGCGGCCATGAAGAGTACCAACGAAGGTGTTGCCTGTATCGTCAACAGTTAGATCAGCAGAAAGCTGTGGGGTGTAAGAAAGAACACCAGCCATAGCCATAGCTGAAGCAACGTCTGAAGAAACGATAAGGACGTTACCCTTGCCACGACGGGTTGCCTTGGCGATTGCGTTACATTCACGCTCAATGTGGAAGATCAAGCCTTTGAACTTCTCAACTGACCAACGACCGTTTGAGTCGGTGTCAAGATCGAATGTACCAGCGGTTGTAACACCATACTGAGCACCGAGTGTAGCAGAACGATAGATTGTTCTGATAACTTCACGGTTGATTTCAGCCAAGATTTCTGTTGAAAGAATGTTGGCCAATTCTGTCTCAGCATCAAGGCCGTGAATGGCTTTAAGATCCTGAGCAAGCTCTGTGGTGTATTCTGCTTTTAGCGCACGGCTACGAGCAGTAACGGTGACTTTATCGATTGAGAAAGCCATTTCGTTGAACATGTTGCCGGCAGCATCGCCGAGAGCCTCAGCCTGTGCAGTTGTCATGCCCTTATTAACAACATAAGAGTCGCCAGAAAGTGTAGCATCAGCAAATGGGTTGTTGTTAGCATCTGGATGGAAGCCAGCTTCGGTGATGCCGAATGCATTGTTCTGACCAGAGAATGCTGTGTTAGCTTCGTTAAAGAACGCTTCGTTTGAGCCAGCGACTGGAGCATTTGTACCAGACATTGACTTATAACGTGAACGCATAGCGAAGATAAGGCCGGTAGGACCGGTCATTGGCTGAACGCCACAAACGTCATAAGCAATGAGGTTTGGAAGCGCACGGCGAACGAGAGAGATCAAAATTGGATCGTATGAGCCAATGTTTGTACCAGCACCGAGACCGCCACCTGAGTTTGTAGGAGCAGCTTCGTTGAGGATGTTACCCTCTTCAGCCATAGCCTTTTCTTGGTTCTCAAGGATTACCGCTGTAACAGCACGGCGATATGGATCCTTAATAGCTGTGAGACCGTCATGGTCAAGAACTGGTGACCACTTATTCTCTAGGTTTTCTGTAAGATACATTTTAGTTTCCTTCTTTCTATGTTTTTAACTAGTTAATTACTTTGGAAGACTTTTACCAAGTGCTTTTACATATTTAGCCATTGGACCCTGTAGATTTTCTTCGGTGATTGTCTGTGGGTCGGCTGACTCAACACGGTCAAGAGCATATCCGCTATTGACTGCAACTGGGAAGTAATTCTCCCTTAGTGTTGAAATTTTATTGACAAAGGTTTCGTCGTCGGTATACTCGACGTTCTCAACAAGGGCTAGTAGTTTCTGTGTCTGTGTATCGGATAAACCTTCACAGACCTGAGCAGCTAGTTCAACCTTGCGGGATTCAGCAAGCATAGATGTTAGTTCAACATTACGCTGAATTTCTTCGTTTAGTTTTGCTTCGAGTTCTTCAACTGTTGAGGATAGCTCTTCAACAACCTGAACCTCTTCTTCTGGAACATCGATGTAATGTTCAGCAAATAGGGAACGGAGTCCAGAAATGAAATCTTCTGTAAGTTCGCTACGGAGAGCGGACTCAACAGCAACTTCGTTTTCTGCAATCCACTGTTCAACAACATAGTTGAGATAGTCGTCAACATTGGAAGCAAGTTCTTCCATGATCT